ACCCGACTTGTCTATGAACCGCCCCCAGCCTCAGGAATCGATGCTATCCCAGCCTGACCATGAAGTCCCGGCGCAACCGCAGCGATAGTACCGAGGAAGCGGTGCGGGTGATGCGCGACGCGCACCGGCCGATCGTGCCGCCGGCAAATGTGCCGTTGAGCCAGGTCGATCGGGCATTTTTCGCCAATATCGTCGAAGAGGCAGCGCGGGCGGATTGGACGGTACATCAGCTTGAGATAGCGGCGTTGCTCGCACGGTCGATGCACGATTTCGCCGTTGAACAGGCGTTGCTGCGCGATGAGGGCTCAGTCGTTTCGGGCTTCAAGGGTATGATCCCGAACCCGCGCAAGGCCGTGCTTCAGATGCACGCGAACAACATCATATCGTTTCGTCGCACGTTGTGTTTGGATGCCGCGGCGCGCGGCGAGAAGAAAGAAGTCGGGCAACGGATGGCAAGTGCTGTTGCCATACAAGCGCAATCCCCCTTAAACGATGAGCTGCTCGCCCGCGCATGACGCGAGGCGAGAAAGTCTGCAAGTTTATCGAAGTTTATTGCAAAGTGCCGGAAGGCGCGCACGTCGGCAAGCCGATGGTGTTGTTGGAGTTCCAGCGCCGGTTCATCCTCGACATCTACGACAACCCGGCTGGTACAAGTCGGGCATATCTCAGCATAGCTCGAAAGAATGGGAAAAGTGCGACCATAGCGGCACTTGTACTTGCGCATCTGGTCGGGCCGGAAGCGAAGCTTAACAGCCAGATCATATCGGGCGCGCAGAGCCGGGATCAGGCGGCGATCATCTGGAAGCTGGCCGACAAGATGGTCAACTTGAGTGCCGAGCTTCGCAAGATCGTGCGCAGCGTGCCATCGTCCAAGATGCTGGTCGGGCTGCCGATGAACGTCGAGTTCCGCAGTATTGCCAGCGAATCCCGGACGGCTGCGGGACTGTCCCCTGTCGTCGCCATCCTCGACGAGATCGGCCAGGTATCGGGGCCGCGGGACGAGTTCATCGAACAGATCGAGACGAGCCAGGGGGCGCACCTGTCGCCTTTGTTGGTCGCGATAAGCACCCAGGCCGCGACCGACGCGGACATGTTCAGCCAGTGGCTGGATGATGCCCGGCAGTCGCACGATCCGCGTATCGTTTGCCACGTCCACGCCGCGCCGGAGGGTTGCGACTTGATGGACCGCGAGGCGTGGCGGCAGGCAAATCCGGCGCTGGGCGCGTTCCGCAGCGAGCAGGACATGGCGGATTTTGCCGAGCGGGCGGCGCGGCTGCCGAGCAGTGAAAACAGCTTTAGGTGGCTCTTCCTCAATCAGCGCATCGAGGCGTCGTCACCGTTCATCAGCCGCGCGGTGTGGCAGTCGTGCGGCGAGCCGGTCCTGCCGATCGACGATGTGCCGGTGTATGCGGGATTGGACCTGTCGGCCACAAACGACCTCACGGCGCTGGTGCTGATCGGCAATGTCGACGGCGTCTGGCAAGTGCATCCGTACTTCTGGTTGCCGGAGGACGGGTTGCGGGAGAAGGCGCGGGCCGATCGCGTCCCGTATGATTTGTGGAAGGATCAGGGATTTATCCTGGCGGCCCCAGGTAAGAGCGTGGACTACGAGTATGTCGCCGGGTTCCTGCGTGGGCTGTTCGAGAAGTATGACATCCGCAAGGTGGCATTCGACAGATGGGGATTTCGCCATCTGCAGCCGTGGCTGTTAAAGGCGGGGTTTAGTGAGGCAGAGATTGCCGAGCATTTCCTGGAGTTCGGCCAGGGCATGCAGAGCATGAGCCCGGCGCTGCGCGAGCTTGAAGGCGAGATCCTGAACGGGCGGATTGCTCATGCAAACCATCCGGTGCTGACGATGTGCATGGCGGGCGCGGTTGTGCAGACCGATCCGGCGGGTAATAGGAAGTTGAATAAGGAGAAGTCGCGCTCGCGAATCGACGGCGCGGTGGCGTTGACGATGGCGGTCGGTGCGGCGCCGACGAGCGACCCGCTGATCGATGTCATGGCGATGGTCGCGTGATCGGGCGAAGCGCGCTTCGCCCTGAGTCAGGCGGCGCGCTCGCGTTCGCGGAGCAGCTCAAGAACCGTGACGACGTAGCCGGGCACGGGCCGGCGGTCGTTGAGCCACTTGTAGACCGTGGAGGGATCGGCCCGCATGATGCCGGCGAATTGTAGGGGCGTGATGCCGAGGCGGTCCATCTCGGCGCGCAGCTCGGCGGCGCTCATTGGCCTAGTACAAAGCGGCCAATCGCGATCCCGACGCCGATTGCGGCGGCAGTGCCGATCAAGAGTTGTACTAGGAATTTCCTATTCTCCATGCGGATCTCTTGCCGCAGGCGTTCGATGCCGGTCATGCGTCGAGCTTTCGGGCGATGTCGGCAAGCATCGTCTCGATGCGATCAAGCCGGGCGCTGATGTCGGTAAGTTGGGCCTCAACCTTGCCTTGGAACAACCCGAGCGATGTCCCAAGCTGCCGCACCAGCACATCTCGCTCGGCGCGGCGGTCCTGGCGGTCAACATCGGCGGCGAACTTGATGTCGCGAACGTCCTTTTGCAGAGCCTCGATGCGAACGCCGAGGATGGTAAAATCAGGGTCGGGCATTTGTTTCTCCCGTTGATGGGGCCGGTCATTTAATTTCAAAGTCGATTATCAGGCGTCTGATGAGGTCCGGCGTTTTCGTATCGATCTCGGCGTAAACCGGATATAGCCCATCGCCATGTCCGGTCGATGCGATGACGGCATAGCCGACACTCGCTGCTCCTCCGTTTTCGCGGAACTCTTCCGGCAGGCGCTTGAGAAATTCGTCCCAGGTGCCATCAAGCGGCAGCGTTTCGCCGGTGCTGTCGTCATCAAAGGTGCGGACGTAGCAGGGATCGCCCACGATGCACATGCCGGCATCGATTCCGATGCGGCCGACGAGTTGTCTTTTGGTTGTCATCTGTCTCTCCTATTGACGAGACAGAAATAGGCCGCTGGCCTATAGACAGCCAGCTTTATCGTTTCGGATTTGATCTAATCGTGCGGTTGCCCTCGGCGCCGCAGCGAGGCTAACCCATGTCCCTGGTCGTCAAAACCAGCGCCGGCAAGCGCGCCGGGACGCTGTCCTATGTCCTGTCCGACAGCACGATCGACCGCATCGGCGATACGATCGACCCGCAGGGTTGGGAGTTGGAGTCTTTCCGCCGCAACCCGATTGCGCTGTTCAATCACCAAGTCTCGACGCCGATCGGCACCTGGCGCGACGTGCGCGTCGAGGACGACCGCCTGGTGGCTGACTTCGTGCCGGCCGAGCGCGGCACCAGCCGCCGCGTGGATGAGATCGTGTCGCTGATCGAGCAGGACATCCTGCGCGCCACGAGCGTGGGCTTCCTCGCGATCGAGAAGGAGCCGATCGATCCAAAGCGGCCGATGGCAGGGACGCGGTTCCTACGGCAGGAGCTGATGGAAACCTCGATCGTCAGCGTACCCGCGAATCCATCCGCGCTGCAGATCGCGCGCAGCATGAACATCAGCAACGACACGATGTCTTTCGTCTTCGGCAAGGACGCCATTCAAGACAGGGGCATTCCAACCGGCAAGCACGCCGAAACGAAACGCCTTTTTGTGAAGGCGATCCCGATGAACATCTCCAAACAGATTGAAGACCTACAGACGAAGTTGAACGCATCGCGCGACGAACTCACTGCGCTGGTGCAAGACCCCGATCACGATTACGAGCAGGCCGAGGCGCTGCAGACCGACATCGAGGCGCACACGACGCGCCTGGCGTCGCTGGAGCGCAGCGAGAAGGCGCTGGCGGCGAGGGCGGCGCAGAACGCCCAGAGCATGACCGGCACCACGCTGCAGACAACACCGGCTCGCCGCCCGCTCAGCGTGCCCGCCAAAGAGGTGGCGCCGCGCGATTTGCTGGCTCGGGCCGCAGCGGTGCATCTGACCAGCTACGTGCGCCGGCAGTCGCTCGAACAGGTGCTTGCCGAGCGCTATCCGGACCACGAGGCAACCGCGATCGTCACCCGCGCCGCCGTGGCGGGGGCGACGACGACGACGGCCGGTTGGGCGAGCGAGCTGGTGCAACAGGCCAACGCGGATTTTCTCTCGAACCTCGACCCGAACGCGATATTCCCGCGGCTCGCCGCGCTCGGCACCAGTTTGCAGTTCGGTCCAGGATCGGGAAGCATCAAGATTCCGAGCCGGGCGACAACTCCAAGTATTAGCGGATCGTTTGTAGGAGAAGCTCAACCGATTCCCGTTCGCCGGTTGGGCCTGACTTCGATCACGCTGTTGCCGACAAAGGTCGGCGTTATCTCGGTGTTCTCGCGCGAAATCGCGATGTACAGCAACCCTGCGATCGAGGGCATTATTCGCGAGGGCATCGCCGACGACACCGCGGTAACATTGGACACGTTGCTATTGGATGCCGTAATCGGCAGTGCAATCCGACCGGCGGGTTTAACGTAT